TTATTGTAAAGTAAGTCCTGACCAAATGGAGTATAGTTAGTTACCGTTGTATGACCACCGCCATCGTTCACAAATTTAAAGTCGCAGTCTAAATTGTCGTACTGATACAATAAAACAGGCTTAGGAATGTAAGGCGTATATTCCGAGTTTAAAGAATAACCTACTTGTAATTGCTGAGTGCCATTGAACTTTTGTTGTAGCAAATTTTCGAAAGGTACTTCAACCGTAAATTCTCCTCCGTCGTAATTATACTGATATGTCGTGTCTCCGTAGTTTCTGCTAAACGTCTGAGAAAAGGTTTTGTTAAGAAAGCACTCTGAATCCTGAAACTTGAATGTTATCTTTTTGTAGAGTGGCATTCGAGCGTGTTCAATTGTAGAAACATCCGTGTATTTCGAAATGTCAATAACCGCTCCTTTGCTATACCAGTCATCTAATGGCTCTACCCAATACTGCCCGTCCGTGATTGAGTAAACGGTCATATTAAACACCTTCAAAATCCCTGCAAAGAAATCAGCTATCTTCATAACAGGTGCGTTTGCCGCAAGGTCAATGCTTAGATTGACGGTCAATGGGTCGTAAACAACCGTTAAGTAGTCCGTGTTTACCGAACCTGCCGTAATGTAGTCAACCTCGTATTTTAACTCCGAGTCAATTACGTTAGCCCCCTCAGTACGGATATTGAAAGTGTAAGTAACATCCAAGCCTGTAACTTGAGTTATTGTATCTAAGGTGTAAACTCCTGTGCCGAAACCTGTGATTGTATTGTACACGTTTCCGTTTTGGTAAATGTCAATGCTATAATTTTGTGAAGTAGTTGTTGCGGTAACTTCGTAAATCAAGCGGTGCGTAATTACACCAGCTAATTCTTGAACTTGAACTGAGTTTGTAGCCGATGTGTAAGTTTGCGTTAAATCGTAGTTTGTGAAGGTTGGTGTGATAGTATCAGCAACCAAACTGAACGGAGTAGAATACTGAACTAAAACCTCTTTACCTTTGTACCATAAGAACAATTTAGTAAAGCGCTCATCTTGTAGGAATGCTCCGTCAAAAGTTATTCCGTACTTAGATTCAATAAGCTCAAATATCTTGCTTACTCGCAAGGCAGGAAATAATTCGTTTTTATTTATCGCACCCGAAGTCGTGTGAATATCGTTTTGCGTTAGGGTATTTACTAACCAGTTCGGAAGCGGTGCGTTTGGAGGCAATGCCTGATACTCCCAAATGCGATTAGACGTGATTAGCGGATACTTTACATCGTAAGTGTTGGTATTGTTTTGGATGCGCAATAAAACCTGCGCAGATGTAAAATTGTGAGCTAATGCCGTATAGTCTAAATCCGACAATAAATCCTCTCCAAAGGTATCTTTAAGCGTTACTCCTTCTCCGTAGAAAGTTAGTTTGTAAGAACTCGGCTTGCCGTTAGTTAACGTTGCTCCGTCTAATTGTACTTTTCCCTTACGAAAGGTGGTTAGGTTTATTTCTATGTATGCGTCTTTTCGTAGGTTGTTATCCGTTGTAAAGTTAATGTCTGAGTTATACCAATGCTCAAAGAATGCGTTGTTTGTGTCGGATGCAGGCACGGTAAATCCTTGTGAAAAATCCGTAAACGTTTTAGAGATGTCCTGAACGTTTTGGATAGAGCTTGTAACTTGAATCTGCTCGTCATTGAATAACTCAATGCGGTTACCTTCGATGTAGAGTTGTACCTTTCTCATTAGACTACTGAATTGATAACATCGTAAGCATATTCAAACTCAAGTTGGTAGTTAATCATATGAGTGTTTATGCTTTTGAATAACTCCGTGTTTTTGGTGTTTAGTTTTGCAGGTAGTTTGTTAATCAAGATTCTTTCCGATAACATCAACTGCTGAATAACCTCTTTGAAACTTTCGCTTACCCAATCTGTATTAACACGGATAGTCTTTTTCCCGTTGGCGTTAAATACCTCTCTTTGCCCTTCCTTGATGTTGTAGTTAGGGTATGTATCTTGCATTAAATTATACTCCGTGTTTTCAACGTTCAATGTATCGTAGCTGGCTTTGAAAAACCACTCACGTTGCCAAGCCCCATACTTATTTACAAAGTCAACCATTACAGGCGTGTACTTACATTCCTCTTTAGGTACAAAAGTTGCTCTGAATAATACGTTTGCGCTTCCGTCAATAACTTCTAATTTGTTTCCAACCGCAGCATAAGTAGAATATACCCTCGGTACATCTTCCCATCTGTTATTTGTTAAACCTGTAGTTTGCGTTGCGCCTGTGCTTAGGTTCGTGTATTTAACCGAGTTACCCGTACCTGTGTACAAAGTTAACCATCCGTACTCACCGCCTAAATCATAGTTGTAAGTGTAAGTCCCTTGAGTAAGTAAGTAATTACCTAAAGCAGGGTTGTATCCTTCGTCATAATATCCGTATCCGTCAACACCAAAATGCGTTTGCGTCAAACCCACCTGAATAAAAGACGTACTAACCTTTTTAAAAAGTTTTAAACCTACATTGCACCATTGCGATGTAGGAGTAGCCGTGAAAATGTTTGTAATGGTTTGTAGAGTGTCGTGGTCAATATACTCACGGATGTAAGGCGAAACATCGTAGTAAGTGGCAGGATTGTTAGACGAAGGTATCTTCTTGCTTAAAGTGTAAGCAGGAGAAGCAGGCATTGCGCCTGTGCCGTTCCAAAGATAGATTTCTAACTTAGTTTCAATCTGTCCTGTTTCGTTTATTGTTACGATGTATGGACTCCTTGCATTAATTGTTGCCATTCTTTATAATTTGGTCTATTTGTTCGTTGAATAATTCGATAGCGTCAAGTCCGTAAGCCTCTACCAGTTCTTGCGGTAAGTTCTTGTAGGCAGCTTCAAAAGGTTTAGTAAAAAACAAGCTCGGTTTGATTCCGTTTCTAAATACGCTTCGGGCAATCAGAAAAGCAAGCGACTTACGTGAGGTAAATTGACCACCCGACTTTCTTGGTGCAAGTCCTTTGCGAACTATCCACTTATCAAAAGCCTTAACAGGTGGCATCTTGGATTTGTAAGAGTAAGGAGTGTTGTACTTCTTTTTAATACCTGACACCCCTGCATCTTGAAACACTCCGTAGTCTTCCATCGTAAACTCCATAGAGAACGAATTAGGCATTGCCTTGACGTTTCCCTTTATAGAGTTATACAACTTCTTAGACGAGTTCTTTTTAGAGTTCGTTAGGTTGCGTTTAGATACGCTTACAACGTGGTCTCTAAACCTCTCAAGCGCCTTCTGTACTTCCGCTTTCTGCATCCGTGTTTTCCTCGTCCTTTGCGTTTAGGATATTGATAATCTGCAAACCCCACATTGTAGGCATCTGACTAATTACCGTTTCCAATTGCTTTACTTGTTTTTCTGATAGCGTTAACATATTCGTGTTTTTAAATGATTACTACTCCGATTGCTTGTGCAACGACTTGATTCACGTAGTTGTTGTCAGTACCCCAAGCAGCGAACTCTTCCTCTGTCAAAGTGTAGTTACCTTGTGAAAGTTGAAGTCCGTCTTCGGATAGCAACTGCCAATACGTTGTGCAAGTGGTTGCTTCGGTTGTAAAGTTAAGAATTAAGACGGACATTTGCGTTGCCGTTCCTGCGTTTAGTGGGTATACAATCGGCTCGATTGCTACGCCTTGTGTTGGTTGTGTTTTCATATTTTTATTTTAAAGTGATACCCATATTGTGCCATTGAAAAAGTGCGGCAGGTTTAATGTTGTGTCGTATACGATTAGTCCCGCTGCGGGTGATGCAATTGCGTTGCGTTGCGTTGTGGTCATTCGTGGGGGTAGGAAGCCTTTTGTGGTGCTTTGAATTTCAACTTGTGCCGAAGCATTAACTGTTGTTGTTCCGTTTGCTATTCCGAAGCCCGAAGCACCTACAAAGTCAACTATAAAATGATTGACCGAAGCGCCAACATTTTGGTCAGTTACTCGAAGTGCTGTTGAACCTGAGTTGTTACCTTTTGTGAAAATTGCGGTATGGCCTCCATTGGCAACGCAGCCAATTAATAGTCCTATTGTAGTTGCGCTTGGTGTGTTACTATAAACACCCAAAGTTCCGTTTGTAATGTACCCTAAAGCAGCAGTGTTAGCTCCCGATTGAGTAATGTTACCCTGCACCCTCGCAGTCCCGTTAACGTCAAGTCTAAAGCCTGCGTCTGTGGTGGTGTTGATGAGGACGTTGCCTGCTAAATATGTTGAGGTTGTTGAGGAGTTACCTATCCAAGTTCTGTTCACCCCGTTGTTAACTACTCCCGAACTCCAATTGCCAATGAAAATATTTGACCCACCCGTTGTATTTACGTTTCCTGCACCCTCACCAATTCCTATGTTTGCTACACCCGAAGTATTATTTTCCATTGCGCCATTGCCAATAGCAATGTTTGAAGCTCCCGTTGTTGCTCTTAATGCCCTTCGTCCAAGTGCAGTATTTCCCGACGCCGTAGAATTTAAAAGCAATGCTTCAAATCCAATTGCGGTGTTTGATACTCCCGTTGTATTTGCGTTTAATGCAGTAACTCCAACAGCGGTGTTTGTTGATTGTTGCCCACCACCTAGACCAACCGTAAGTGTGTTGATTCTCGCAGTCCCATTGACATCTAAACGGAAGCCTGCATCGGTTGTTGTGTTGAGTAATAAGTTTCCACCAACAAACCTTGCAATTTCTGAATTTGATAATTGAAATACAATACTTGTATATCCTCTTCCTATAGACATTTGCGATGGACCCTCTTCTTGTATAGCTGTTCTGTTATTTAAAGAAAGTTTTGGATATCCACCTGTACCAATATTAATAGATGCACTTCCTGTACTTGTTAAAGTAATGTTTCCATTTGCAATTGTAAGCGCTTGACTTGGTGTACTCGTGCCAATACCTGCTCTTCCATTAACATCATCCCAAAAAAGGTTTGCGCTCTGCTGCAACACATTCCCCGTACCTTGGAACAATACTCTTCCTATTGTACCCGAAGCTATCGGTGTAGTGCCGACTGTTAAGCCTGTGCTTATCGTCCAACTGCGGTCAGCCGAAAGGTCTTGTACTACTCCGTTTATTGTTAGCGTTCGTGTGGTGGGGACTTTAGCATCTAAGGCGTTTTGTAAATCCGTTTGGTTGGAAAGCGTGCCTCCGATTTGTCCCCAAGTCATTGCAGCACTTGCAGAGATTTCTACATAGACGCTTCCTGTCCAACGATAGGTCTTGTTTGTGTCCTCAGCTATGTAAATAGTTTTTAAGCTCCCTGAGGCAGGGAATGCGGCTAAATTAGCGTAGGTTTTTACTTGTGATGGTATGTTAATAGTTACTGCCATATCAGATTTAATGTTTGTGTGCTTAAAGTAGGGTAAGTAGATGTTGCTACTTGGATTCCGTCTATTTGTACGTTGAATGTCGTGTCAGGCAAAGTTAATACCGCTCCGCTTGCTACCGATGCCGTGTAACTTTGGTTTGAGTTAGTTACAGTTGCAGGTTGACAGAAAGGTGAGTAACCGCTCGTATCGCAGACGGTCATCTCGTTAGGAATCAAGACATCAAATGTCATTGTCCATCCTGCAAGATTGTTTTCGAATCTCTCAACGAATGGTTCGCAGTTAGGGTTGCCGTCAACTACAAACTCTAAATCCCACAGGTTGCCGTGAAGCATCATATCATAGCAACGATTCAACACCGCCAGTTGGGTGTTCAATACGTCCTGCTCGTTTGAGTTGCCTCTGAAAATATCTGTTGTTTCCTCTTTTGATATGTTGACTACATCCATCGCAATCAACGAGAGATTGTAGCGTACTACGTTAGTTTCAAAAGATACGTTGTTGGTCATTAAGTGCACAAGCGGAAAGATTGTTTGCTTGTTTAAGTCTACTTCAAAAATGTCTCCTTCCGTAGTTGTGTTTACGATAGGGTCATTGTCGAAATGCCACTTAATTAATTCTAATACTTTGTAAAATCCTGTCATCTTCTTAATTGTCTTTCAAGTTGCCGTCTTTCGATTTCGTTTTTTTGCTTCTCGAAGGTGAGATAGGTAAGACATTTAGTAAGTCTAAGTTTGGTAATTTCATCGAACTTAGTAACGTCTCCCTTAGCGAGTCCATATATGCTTTGATACCATCCCCATCTTTTGGCAAATTGAGTTGTTTCGCTAAAGTCGTTGACAGGCTCTTGTCCTTCTTCAAGTTCTTCTCCAAATAGTTCAGGGTAGCCGTCAGTAACTCGCTTCCTAAATTGTAAAAAAAAACCGATGCTGCTATACAAACATCCAATGGAGCAAACTGCATTAACTCCTGATGGTCTTTGCTTGGTGTGTACTCGTAAAGTTCGTACTTGTCCTTGCTTCGTGTTTTGATAGGTCGGTACATAACCGCCATAGCTTTGTTATACGTTTCCCAACTCTGCAAGTGATTCTCTAAGTCAACATATTCACCAAAAGAAATCTCCTCAAGATTAGGAATGAATCCAAACTCAATATCACCAATCTTAAACGTCTGCTTAAATTCAGGCTTTGCTGAGAATAGGTTTGTAAAATGTAGCACCATTTCGTTGAGCGAAGTAAGTTTAATCTTAGCAACGTCAGCTAAACGGATACCACAGAAAATCTCAATCATTTTTTGAGCAATAAATTCCTCATCGTTAGAACCTTTCTGCACGTTTAGAAAGTCCACATAGTGTTTAAGTGGGATTTCATTTAGTGAGGTAGGTACTTTTACTTGGATTTCCATATTGTTATAAGTCAATTAATCGTTTTTGTATTCTTGAGCAAGGACATAAGAGTATGCTTGTGCTAACATTTGAGAATGTTTACGCATACTAAACACATCGTTAAAGACAATATGTACCTTTTTGCCAGTTCGTTTGTAGATATATTCCTCTACTATTGCTTTCATTTTAGGCAACTCATCGGATTGCGTATTGTCCATAGTTTGAATTTAAGCCGAGATTCTCCATCTCGTGGTATCTAAGTGCGTCAATAGCGTGGTCGTTTCCTCCTGCAGGGTTATTGAGCCTTACTCCGTGTTTGTCTACGTCCCAACAATAACTTCTCAGCTCCTTGATTAGGTTGGTGCTTTGCTTTGTAACCAAATACTCTTGGCGTTGCATTACATCAATGCCGTATTTTATCGAATCTTTACCCTTTGTAACGCCTTTAATCGTCTTTCCGAACCTACGTATCTCATCAATAGATTTAGGCTCTGAGGAATCAGCGTAGATGGTAACGCTTGACGGAAGTATCTTAGCGATGTCGGAGTTGAGCATACCAGTTCGGTAAACAATTTCGTTTACTATTCGTTTGCCATTCCAATTATACACTTCAATCGCTGCAGTAGGGTCATTCGTGTATCCAAAGTCAAGCCCTATACCTACCAATCGTGCATCGTCAGGAACTTTATCAATCTCCTTCCAATTGTCAAATACTACACCCTCTAAAGAACCAACTTCCCCAAGTCCGTAAACTCGCCACCAGTTTGCCCAATAGTTAGACGTAGCTGCTTTATCACGGTTCTTCTCTATCTGTCGGACTATGCTCTCATCTAAAGCCTCGTTGTCTTTGTAGGTAAGAATAATGAAATCTGCGTCAGGTTCGTCTTTTAGTTCGGTGTGAACCCAAAACTCATTTGCAGGGTTGAAGTCAAGGTAAATCTCTTTCTTTGTACGAATGGATAGCTCAAGGTAAGCGTCAAAGGTTACGTTGTTGCACTCGTTTATGTACAAGATATCTCTCCTTGCTCCTCTAAGTTTAGAAGCGTTATCAGCAGAGAAAAACTCCATTGTGCTTCCGTTAGCAAATTCGTATCTAAGTAAGGTTGCATTGAATCTATCCTCAACATACCTACCAGTCCAACGCATAATCTTCAAGAAGTCCTTGAGCGCACCTCTTCTCAAATGCGGAATGGTCTCAGCAACTACCGAAACCTCTAAGCCTTTCTCACGAGCGCACTTGTCTATCAGTATTGGTAAAATTGAAAATGTCTTACCCGCACTTGTTCCTCCCTGAATAATCTTAACTCTCTTTTCGAGACTATAGATTTTCCGTATTGCCGTTGTTACCTGAAACATTAAAGTTAAATAGTGGTTGCTCAGTTACTACTGTGTTTTCTACTCGCTCAGTTAGTCCGTTTAATCGTTGTGTGATTGATGGATTGTACTGACCGCACATACCACCTTCGATTTGGTCTTGACGTATGGCTTTTCTTATACGTGAACAGATGGGTATATACTCATCGTATCTTTTATCCGCATTCTTAAAATACTGTTCTACACATCCGATTTGTTCGTAGCAAAAAAGTTCAAATCCTTCGAGCGTTAAAGGTCTTTCGAGTGGCTCTGCACGTTCTTCAAATTCCTTGCCACCAAATACGCTTTTGATTCTTGGGTTGGCTTTTACTTCTCTCTTATATCTTTCGAATAGTTCGTATAGTTCTTCAGGACTATTTAGTATTCTTGGTCTTCCTACTTTTGCCATTTGTTAGTTCGTGTTTTGTTAGTTGTTCTCTGCATATTGCGTAACGTTGGTCAATGTATCTGTACTCTCTTGACATTGTGTCATCCATCATACATCTTTGAATAAACTCGTTATTCTGCTCCTTTGGTAGTGGAGTCGGTATAGGCATCTTTTATTTTTTTAAAGTGGTCTAAAAATTCGTCTTCGGTTATCTCTTCTAAGCACATTAAACCATCGGCATCTGTAAAGTATTCGATTAAGTGGTGTCCGTCTTTTCGTATCCTCGCTGATATTTCGTGAGCATACTCAATCAAGTCTTTGCCGTAGTCTAATATGTAGTATCTCATCCTTGATATTCTGCGTAAACTTTCTGCATTTTGAATACCAGTTCTCTAAAACAAGATGCGCAAGATGTAGGCTCTTGACGTAGATTAAATACTCGGTTGTAAATTGCAATTAGTTTGGTTTGCTCACTTGGTTTGAATGTGTCTTGGGTAAGTACGTTGGTTTCAGTTAACCATTGGTATTCTTCCTCAGTTAGGCAATTCGTGTTTCTGTAAGGGAATAACTCGTTGAGCTTCTTCTTACGTTCCTCACATCCGCAGTCCTCACCTGCTACAAACTCTACTAACTTTTTGATTCCTGTGGCTTCCGTGATTTGTTCGATTGTATCACCTAAACCTTGTGCTTTTCTTTTTGCCATAATTATATTAATTCAAATTCTTCGTTTAAAAAATCGGTATAATCATCGCCTACCGATTGGCGGATTCTTTCTTTGCAAGATTTTATAGTTAAGAAGATAGACTTTAAACTGATACCAGTCTCATCGGATATTTGGCGCATTGGTTTTCTTTCGTCTTTATATATCCTGAATAACTTTTGGTCGTACCAATCCCAACTACTAATCTCATTTTCTACTCTGTCGTAAATGTTCTCTAATGATTCGTGTTTGAGTAGCTCTAACTCCTCTTGTGCTAAATCTCTTACTACCTCAATAGATAAGTCATTAGATGCAGTTTTGTTGGCTTTGTAGGTAGTGTTTCGCAGTAGTATCCACATCAATGCACGGTTAGGTTCTCCGTCTATTACTATTTTTTCGTAGTAATTGTACTGATGGACTTTCAGGTACACATCTTGTACGATGTCTTCAGCAAACTCGTTATCACCAAATAAACGGACTATATTTAGCCACTCCTTGTGATATTTAGATAAGATAGTTAGTGCGTTCATTGGTTAAATTCTAAACAAATATATGACTATATTTTAATCTAACAAGTTGCCTACAAAAAAAAGCCACCTGTTAAAGTGGCTCTAATCCGTTTAAGTAAATTTCTCGGCTTACATATTTATCTAACTTGTGTAGTGTTGACAAGGTTACGTCTTTTCCGTTGAGAAAGTTGTTTACTTGGAAGTGGTGCATCTTGTATCCCAATAACTTTATGTCCTCTACGATTTGGTTTCGTGTTCGGGTAAGTAGGAGTTTATGTATCTGCTTCCGTAGGTCTTCATCGTTTATGTACATATCAGAAAGGTAGGTCATCGTCAATACTATCTCCAATAGGGAATCTTTCAACTGGTGCCACATAAGGCTCGCTGAATGATGCTGAGAAGAAACTCCCGTTTTTACCTTGCTTTACCCACAAAGCTACTTCCATTTCTTTTCCGTTTACGTTTACCTTTCCTTTATAGTCAGGTTGTTTATCATTCGTCTTTTTGTCGTTCTTAAAGATTGCTCCTGTGTTTGTTTTGTTTTCCATTATGTTGGGTTTATATGTTACTGATAAATGCGATGATTAATGTAATGCTGATTACGGTAATGAGTATCATTGTACCTAATGCAGCGTAAAATTCTCGTTCTTCGTTTCGTTTTTTCATAGTGTAAAAATTAAATAGCCAATTGTTATCCCTGCTAACAGGTGTAATAGTCGGTAGTAGTTTTCGTAATTCATTCTTCCTCGTTTACTATTTGTAATGTTCCATTGATTAAATAGCCAGTCAATCGAATCAACTGCTCAATGTGATAAATCAAGTCCTCAAGCTCTACATCCTCGTGGTCGAACTCGTAGCTGGCTTTGTGTCCGTAGTGTGTTATTTCTATTTTCATTGTTCTTGTTGTAAAATATCAAGTTCTTTTCTTACTGATTTCCAATACAATCTATCTTCTGGGTAGTGTAAGCAATCACTTTTAATAATTGTATCTACTGTTACTTGTGCTGATAATATAGCATTATCACATTCTCTACAACTAAAATTAAATTTATCTACTAATTCTTTTGCTTGTTCTCTTGTTGTTAATTGTTTCATTGTTCTTTTTCTTTAGGTGATAAGATAAATTTCAAAGTGTAAACATCATCTGCTGCATCAATGAAGCTATCACTGCTCATATATACATTATAATATTTACTCAAATCTTCTATACGTTTGCCAATAAAGACTAACTCATTAGTGATTCCTTGACCATTCTTTCCAAAGTCAACTACATACTTTCCAAAGTCAACTACATATGAGTCAACTCCTGATTCTCTTACAATTTCTTCTTTCATTGTTTTTGTTGTTTAGTTTCAATGTTCTGTAATTTTTCCATAGCTTTAGTAAATCCAACTGTATGCCCATCCAAATAAGATTCATGCCTTGCATCTTCCTCCATTTCTTTGGCTTTGTCAATCATCCATTCTTTGCGTTTAATATTGATATCAGGGTATTGCATATCAATTTCGTCAATTAACCATTCTACTGCTGTTTTCATTGTTCTTGTTGTTTAAAGGTTTTTTTTAATTCTTTTATTTCTAACTCAAGATTATCAACTCTCCCTTTTAGGAATGTTTTCTTAACATTTAGTTCTTCATCAATGCTTGAGTGAAAATTGACTTCATTCCATACAATATTCATTCTATATTCCAATGCTTCAAGTCTATCTAATACTTCTTTTTCAAATGTCTTTTTTGGTTCTTTTACTTCTTTCATTGTTCTTGTTGTTTAAAGGTTTTAGTTTCTTGAACCATATGTAAAGCGAGTGTCATATACTGCTTGACTTGTTCGTCCGTATTTTTATCGCTATCCCATCCTCCTAAATCTTGAATATGTTGGAATGTATCGCAACCCGAACATGAACCATAGCTAACTTCTGTAAAAATATAGTCATCTAAATTAGGTTGATAGCAATCATTGCAAAGTATAAAAATCCTATTACCTTGCCAATCGCCATCGTCAATAATTTCGAAGCGTTCCCAGTCCCAAGAATCATTGTAGCTATTCGGTTGAGTTACTACCAATTCAAATAGCTTTTTATAAATATCATCGTAATTACTTGGTTGGGTTTCTTTCAACCATTCTTCTAATAGGTGCTTACGCTCATCCCATTGTTTTACAAATTCTTTTATCATACTTCTTACATTTCGTGTTTACTTATGTGGCAATTTTTACCCCTTATCCTTGTTTAAATTGTTTTACTTCTTGCTTCAATCTTTCGAGATACAGGCAGAAGTCCATCGCTTCATCCTGAGCGTGATTGAGCCACTCTAAGACATCTAAATCAGTCCGTGTTAACATAGTTCCATACTTCTCTATTCCTCGTTGTGAGCGGTCATAAAACTTGCTCATTACCTTTAGGACAATCGGGTCTTCTACTTTCTGGTTCATAGGAATTGAATTAAGGCGTTATAATACTCACGGCAAAGCTCTATCTTTTCTTTGATTTGCTCAATGACTGCTTCGTCTTTTTGTACGTAGAATACTTTTACTCTGCGGTTTTTAGGCACTTGGCTAAATTCGTGTTTGCGTAGAATCTCCTCACGTAAGTCGTAGTCCTCGTCAATCTTGTGCAGTTTCCAATGCGCTCTGCGAATCTCGTCCTCTACCATATCAATCGGAGTGTCTACAAGGCAGTAACAAAGCATTGACTGCTGCTTGCCAGTTAGCCACATATAACCCTGTAGCTGATAGAAGTAGTCTTTGTTAGGTATTTCGGTGTCAAAAAACGGAAACGTAGTAGCATCCCAAGAGCTTTTTACGTCAAGCAATACATCCTCCGTGTTTACGTCAGGTGTTCCTTTGATATAATCGTTCTCGAAATACTGCTCGTTCTTGTAGATAAAGTTTACGTCTAACACATCATTAACAAGCGAGATAGATAAATCCTCAACTGCGTTCCCTTTGTCTGTGTAACGGCTTGAAAACTCCTTACGGATACCGTATTTCTCTTCTAACACAAGTTCGTGGATGTAAGTTTTAGCCGTTTGGCTTAGTAATTCGCCTCTAGAGCGCGAGTTCGCCATTATTTTTCCTATGGCAGAACATCGAATCTTGAGAGCTTTCATAGGGCGTTAAGCATATCAATTTGACCATCAGTTAACGCAAAGGATGATTCGAGTTTCTCTCGTGTGTATTCACCTTTGGCGATGGCTTGTACTGCTGCGCTGAATCGCTTTTGGTCAATTTCAGGCAGTTTCTTCTCCGTCTTTGAGTTGTCTTTAGAGTCAGGGTCGGATTCCGTCTCGTCAATTAAGAATAAACCATTGAGAGCGTACTTACGAGCGTAGCTTGATGCCGTGCCAGTACATTGCTCCGATGACATTCCTTTGTGTTCTCCAAGCTCTGCAAATCCATAAGTCCTAACATTCTTACCATCAGCATCTCCAACGCTTGCAGTAGCCTTTAAAAATAGTTTGCTTCCTACCTCTACAATCTCATCAGTCAAGATTAATAATAAACCGTGTTTTTGTAGCAATGGCTTAACTGATTCAAGAATCTGCTCTGCACTTCTGTACTTGTACTTTCCAAATGAATTGTACGAACCTTTTGGGCATTTTAGTTCTGCCTGAACTTTAAATAAATTTTCCATAGCGTTTATTATTGCGTGCGTTACGGATGCGCACCCCCCGTTTTGATTATGCTTTTTCGATGATTGTATTTAGTATCTCCGTGTCCGTGTAGCAGTCGTCTCCTGTCGCTGAACATAATTCGTTAACTAATTCTACAGGAGCAATACCTGTTTTCAAATACTCTTTGTATTCAGCAGCAGTCATATCTACTTCTTTAGTGATTTCGTAGTATCTAACTTCGGTTTGTGTTACTGTAACTTTCATAGCGTTGCGGTTTTGTTATATGCAAATATAGATATTATATTTATATCTACAACATTTTTTCAAATATTTTTAAATAAATCTTCCATCGGAAGCAGGATTCCCTTACTGGTATTAGAATCCCCACCTAAAATATCTCGGTTTGTGCCTATGTATTTTCTGCACATCTGCTTTAATTCTTTTGTTTCAATCAAAATACTTCGTGTTTTACTAAACCAATACACCCACCACTTAGCTTGAGTTGTGCTGATTCCGCTTTTCTTACCTCTGCTTTCGTATTCTACAAATAGATTGCCAGTCTCGTAGCACTTAAAATCACGTTTTACTTCGATTGTAGACGCTATCACCTCACTTAGTAGGGTTTCATACTCCTGACCTATTTTAAGGTCGTAACGGAAGTCGCTATTGTATTCCATCTTTTATCTTTTGTTTGTATGTTTTGATAAGTTCTTTTAGCTCGTCTTTTGTGAACTTCCGTGTTACCCTTGCTCTTGCTTCCAGTTGGTCAAATCTTTCTTGTCCGATTTTTAAACATAGGTTTGTTCGATATTCCAACAAGTTGCCTGATAGATAGCTATTGCACCTTTCGCATTGAACGTGAACATTGTCCTCGTCAAATCTTACGTTCCAATGGTTATTAGCGTTCCAGAAGTGACCTGCGTTTACTTTCTTTGGTTTCTGCTTACAAGAGATGCACGGTTGTTCTTTATCTCGCTCTCGGATGTATTTGTTGAAGACTAACTGAGCAGCTTTGACAAGGTCTTGTACTGTCTCTAATTCTGCTTTCATTCGTGTTTTCGTCTGCTTCCATTGCTTCTCTCTTGCCTCAGCTACAAAAGCACGGACACATTCGTCTTTCAAACAGTATTTATGATTGAATCGAATAGGCTCAAACTTCTCCTTGCAGTTCTTACATCGTGGCATTAGTCAAATTTAATGTTCTCCTGTATCCATTGGCGAAATGCTATCTGCAAATCTATCTGCTCGTTGAATACCTGCTCTCTATGTTCTTCGTCTATTCGTAGGACTGCTCGGTCTGCTGATTCAATCTCCTTGACAAGCATATTTGCTTTATTCTTTAATCCTTGTCTAAACACGGAGTTATCGTTTAAATCTTCAATAAAATCTGCCAACACAGGAAGGAAGGCACATAAGGCTACTAATTTGGTTTCGTTTTTCATTAGTTTTTAGTTTAAATGTAATACTTTTTATATTGGTCTTTCTTTACTTCTACTTCTAATTTCCGTAAGTCCCTAATGTAAGATGATGCCCACTTAGGATGAACGCTTAACAAGTTGGCTATTGACATCAAAGGGCGAGGCTTTTCTTGTAAGAAAGGTATTAAAAGCAATATCTTTTTTTGCTTAGGTTCGTATAGCTTGTCGAATTTTTGTTGGTTCATAATTCTATGTCTTTAAATTTTATTTCGTCTTGTAATTCTTGGTAGGCTAATCTCAGTTGAGCGTTTCGTCTTGCCAGTTGATTCATTTCTCTGTTTAGAGATGTTATTTCGTCTTCAAGTAGGTTTATCACCTGAATAGTCTCAAGTAAATACTGCTCGCTTTCCTTGCCTCCGTTGATGTAGTCTTTGGCTTCAGGCTTTTCCTTTTCGAGTTTCTCTCTGACGTTCTTGATTCGTTCTTTAACCGTCCACACGGTTGTTTTAGCCCATAAAATTTTAAGTGATAAGTCCATATTAAAAAGGGTTTTGATTTGCAAGTCTACGAAGTTTCTCTGAGGTAGTTTCTATTTGTCCGTCTTTTGGTATCGTCATCTGCTTCTCGCTTGGTCGGAAAGGTGCTAAAGGGTCTACTCCGTTTATTTGGAATCCGATTCCTGAATTAAAGTTGCAGTAGACTGGCTCATTTAATGCCGTGTGCTTGCCTCCTGTCTCCGTATCTTTAACTTTCTCTACTCCTACCCAAGTTATCAGCTTCATTGTTTCGTGTTTAATTAGGCGGTGTATTACAAACATATCATCGCATCGATTTAAGAAAGCCTTACCGCCCTCAATGTGGTCTTTAAGTGGTGGCTTCAAATGTCCTTTCCATTCTCCGTCTTGGTATAAGTTACCTGTTCTACCTGATTCAGTATTCGGATGGGTGTTTATGTAGATGGTCATTCCCGTTTGATTAACAAACTGCCTCGCTCGGTTCATAAATTCGTAATTACCTGCAAAGCTCATCTCTCGGTCTAAACCTGTAAATGGGTCTATCAATCCAACATTTGCTCCACTCTGCTTGAATAGTTCGAGTATGTCATCAGGTTTGTAGAGTTTCGAGTTATCAATAAACGTAAAGAACTGCTCTAAGTACGCAAGGTCTCCGCTTATTTGAGAGTGGCTTAATTTACTAAAGTGCTTGCCTCGGTACATTTGAATCATATCTCTAAGAATTTGACCTTTCTGATTCTCGCCTGACCATATGCAGAACGTTAGTCCGTGTTTAAGTGCAAGCGTAAGAAAATACCAGTTTATCCAATACGTCTTACCAACGTTATCGTGTCCTAAAATGATGTTTAGTTGCTTAGGCTTGAATCTTAAATGTTCATCTAAAAAGCAGTCAAGTCCAAGTCCTTGTTTGATTTTACCATCTCGCACATCCAATAGGTATTGTAGTGAGTCTCCTTGTTTCGTTAGCATAGTCCTAATTTTCGTGCTAATAGTAATTCTTTAGGCTCTTCAACTTGATTAGATTTAGATTTATCTTCCCAAGTTCTAACCGCAGCTTTCCAATCCTTCATTTTGTTTTTACCCACCATCCATCCTTTTGATTCATAGAAGTCAAAAAACTTTTGCGAATCTACGTTATTATTTCTTTCCTGACAATAATCCGATACTTCTTGAAGTGAAGGTACTATAAATAACATTCTTTCTTTCTTATCATTCTTGTTTGTTGTTAGTTGTTTGTTAGTCGTTTGTTGATTGTTTGTTAGTGGCTTGTTAGCCTCATCGTTTTCATCTTGGTAACATTCATATTTACAAATAGTTACGATAGTAAATTGGCTTGTTGATTTTAGTTCAATTTCGTTTGTCTTTTCCAACTTTTTTAAAATGGTTCTAATCGTTTGAATTGAGATACCAGTAGCGTTAGAAATGTTACCTAAAGACGAAATGAACTGACCTCGTTTTACTTCAATGCCTTGCCATTTACCATTCTTGTGATTAGCTTTTAAAAGCATATAAATAAACAAGTGTACTGTTTCCGATTTATTGAACCATTCCCACTCTAAAAACTTGCGATGTATTTTAATCCAACCGCTCATTTATTCAACATTTAAATGAGATTGTAAAAAGTTTTTTAACGACTCCGCTTCTTCCAATGTCAAAATAATATTTTGCAAACCATTTGATGAAATTTCCATATACAAACCTTTTTCACAAAAATTAACTTCTAAAGTGTCATTTTTACTTTCAATTTTAAATACAATCATAATATAAATTTTTAATAATAAAAAAACCCTCGCAAATCCGTAGGCTCTCACATCTACTTCATTACAAGGGTTAATAATACCTTTAGGTTCTATGGTGTGAGAGCGAACCATTCACAAATATAACGTATAACTTTCAAAAAGGTTGCATCGGCTCTAAACTTTTTTCGTATTTACCTAATTTTATGTGTCTTTGAATCTTTTTAAACTGGCTATAAGTCTTCGCTTTGAGTACGTCTTTTGCTAAATCAGGTGCGTCATCGTAGTAAGGAAGCGTAGCACCGTGTAAGACGTCATCTATTTGCTTAGTAGCTATCTTGTAGTCTTCGTATCCAAACCGATGCAAGTCTTCGTGTTGCCGTAGTCCGTGAATAATTGTAGCGTGATGCTTGCCACCAAACATTTTACCTATCTCGTCTAATGAGAATCCCAAAACACGGAGTTCATTATAAAGGTAGTAACGCTTGTATATGTACTCTCTGCTTCGGTTCTTTGACCATAACTTATTCTTTTCTATAATCTCTTGTATGAGTTCTACTTTGGTCATAACGAATCTATTGGGGTTACTTTAAATTTTCCTAACTGGTATTGTCCTGTTTTCAGCAAATCCTGCTTTTTCCAATAAGCTAATGATTGCGAGGTAAGTATCCATTCCTGAACTACATTTTGTCCTACTTGGTATGTTAGTTTATATCTCATAAGTCTAATAGTTCTTTGTTAACGTTTAACCAATGGTCGTGTCCGTATTTTACTGGGTACGAATGCCAAAGCCATCTTCTAAAATTGTCGACCATAAGTAAAGCAATTTCTTTAGCTACTAATCTATTCTTAAACAATCCTTTTTCGTTTTCTTCTTCGGGTATTTGCATAAGAGCAATATTGTACAATTGTTCTGCGTGTTCTTTTGGTGTCATAGCTTTTCGATTTCTTGTTTTACTTCTTTCCAATAAGCCATAGTAGAAAATCCGTGCGTATTCAGCGGATTACTATGTGGATTAGAATTAATTATCTCATCAACTGCAATCAATGCGCATTGCTTTGATATTATTTTATTCCACCATCCATTAAACATTTTATGCCTTGGCATTTTCAAGTATTTCAATAGTAACTCTTCTGCTTTTTCTTTAGGTGTCATATCTCTGTCATTTTGATTTCACAAATTCTGTTGTAAAGACCAAAGTTAAAGTTATCCCAGTACCTATTTAGTTGGTAGTCTCTAAATGAACCACCAAGTCCCTTCGTCGTTGTATTCTTGAACATAGGCGTCTTCGAAGGTGTTTGCTTCATAGATTTTTTCGAGGTAGTCGTCGCAGTCTCGCGTTTGTTTGATGGTAAGGATTTCATTGTAGTATTTTTTAGTGATTTTGTAATTAGAATAAGAGTCATAAATTTCTATTTCGTATTCGGCTAAAATTTCGGCATTCGTGTCCGTGTCGCCTTCGTCCCAAAGAGTAACAAATAAGTATACAAAATTCTTGTCCGTGTCTCGGTAGACCTCAAAGTCTTTTAGTTCTGTAACAATCATCTTATTTGAATTTAGAGTTATAAACGTGGTTCGAATACTTAGCGTAAGACTTTGGTAGTTCGTACTTAGGCTTGAAATAAGTTTGGTAGTTTCGTGTTTTTGCATCTTGGCGGTGCGGTGTAGCCGTCCCAAGTAAGTAAATAAAGAACATAGTACCTAAGATAAATACTACTCCGCTTCCTAAGATTTGCTTTTCGTCCGTGTTCAAGTCCTTAAACAAAAACGAATACTTTTTAATTGTTTTCATTGTCAAAAATTTTATCTTTTAATGTACATACTGCGCTCCACTCTGCGCCACATCTTTTAGTGGTGTTATCATCGTATCCATACGCCTGTTGAGCGTATAGGTAATCTTCGTAAAGCTCTCTCTCTTCGTTGAAGATTAGTTCTAAAATTTCTTCTTTAGTCATAGCGTTTAAAATTAATGTGCGTTACGGATGCGCACCCCCCGTTTTATTAAAATTCGTAATCAGTTAAACAATCTACCTCTCCTGCTGCGCAAATTTGACCATCGTAGATTGCGATATAGTTTTTCTTTTCTAATTGAGAAAAATAACCTTTTACTTGTTCTTTAGTTAAACAAATTTCAAGTTCTTCAATAACATCTTCGAAGTAAGTAAAATCACCATCGTTTCCTTCAGAAGACAATGCAATTGCTTTTAATACTGAAATTTCGTTTTGGTTTAAATTTGTGTAAGTTTTCATAGCGTTTTGTTTTATTGTTGTGCCTTATTGACCTTACAAAGTTATATACAAATATCGAACTACCAAACTTTTTAACAACTTTTTTTAACATTTTTTTACATTTCCTTATTTTACAAGGGTTGTAGACGCAAACTTTTTTTCACTTCGTAACATTTACATATGTGTTTTTGTTACGAGAATGAGGTTTTACCCTGATTTTATGCCAAAATTCTTCAGGTTTTACCCTTACTTTGTAACATAACGTACCCTATAAGGTACAAAACACCACTTTAAAGTGCGTTTTAATACCCGTTAAGGTGCAATATAATAGGCATAAAGTCGGAATTTTGCCGTTTATGCAGGTTATAACCAACAAAAAAGCCCCCAATTAAGGAGGCTCTTACGCTATGAATAATGGCAGGTGATGCAAATATATTAAAAGATGTGGGATAAATAATGGTATGCGTTTAAAATAATTTCTTTATTATCTTGAAGCAATCCTATGCCTGTGTTGCATTTATTGCATAAAAGACCTCTTATCTTACCTGTCTCGTGGTTGTGGTCTACACATAAGTGTTTTTTTCGTGTTTGATTAAGTTGAGTTATATGAGTTTTACATATTGCACAACAACCATTTTGCTTTGCAAACATTTGATTGTAATCATCAATACCTATTCCGTATGATTTGTTTAAATCAAAATTTCTATTGTATTCAGTTCTATCTTTTAATTTCATTTTAGCGTTGTGGCATTTTTTACAATACGATTGAACTCCACTTGGTCTATTTTTTCTTTTAACAAAGTCATCAAATGGCTTTACAACTGAACAAATTTTACACTCTTTCATCAGAAAATATGGCTAAAACGTGCGACTTGACCGTGTCGCTTGTGGTGAATAAAACCCTCTATTGCTTTGGGTGCATATTGATAACCTGCACGGTGGTGCCAGCTATCTGTTCCTGATGGTGAGCGCAATGATTCAACAGTAACACCTTGATAGTCTTTAGACATTTTATGATGAACGTGGTGCATATAAACGTACCTGTGCTTGGTTAAGCTCCAATCCATAGGAAACTCAGTAGCTAACAATAAAGGTAAGTCTTGTTGCTTTGCTCCATCTCCGTGAGTAGTTCCTATGAGGTTCTCTCCGTATCTAAAAGCCTTGCGATGTGAAAGAGAGCAGTCGAAAGTAATGTTTGTAGCTTGACGAAAATGTGTTTTGATACAATCAGCAAGGAAGAATCCGTGAGTGTAATCGTGGTTAGAAGGATTGAACACAAAATGTACATCAGCCAAAGCGATAAGTTTTTCAAGTAAGTCAACATATAATTGTTTTGCGGTTAAAAAATTACGATACCACATCCCATCGGTGTCTTGTGGAGTGCCTGATGTTGTAGTTCGTCTTGGAGTATCTATGTGGAGAATATCGTTCCCACCAACGAATAAAATCTTGTCTATATGAAAGCCTGCGGACTTATCTAAAATGCCTTGTACGCCTTCTAAAACACGTTGTACGGCTATTTGAGAGTTGTAGTCTTCACCTGTTTCAAACGCATCGCATAGTTTACCTATGTGGATGTCAGCAGGGTCTATGACTAACAAGTGTCCTTCTTCGCTTTGGGTTCGTGTTATCGTAGGATAAGACGGACTATGCTTTGCCATCTCTACTAACAACTCATCTTTGAACTCGTTGAACTTGTCTTCTTGTCCGTTAAAGTTTGGATTCTTAAAGAATAATGACGCCTGCTTAGATTTTATCCATCCGTGTTTTACATCCTTTTCGTCTAATCCAAGTTCGTTAGCCTCGTTTTTAATTGCTCTATATTGTGCAACTATTTCAAATTCTTCACGAGTTATTCGTGGTCTAAATTTACTCATAAAGGATATTTAAAATTGCGCAGTAGCCAGTTTGTTATCATACCTACTACAAATCCCAAAACTAACAATAATACATTAGGTTTAGGATTTTTGCGCTTTTCAGTTTTCCATTTAACGACCTCTACTTTTTCAATCATTCGTAGGGTATCTCTTTTTAACTTGTACTCAATACGCTTCTCAAATCGCGTTTGAGGCACGAAAGAACGCTTGTAACGAACGATTGTATCTTTTTGGACTAATACCCTTTCCCACATAATAGAGTCTCTTAAAACGTACGGAATTGAGTCTACCGAAGTTATTTGAATTGTATCGGCAACCTCTTCGCAGCGGTAACCTTTCTTAAAGGCTTTACGGACGTGGTAATTCACGCCGCAACTTGTCGCAAATATTGCCAATAAAAGCGACAAAATAACGGAATTAACCGCCAATCTCGAAGTGCATCCAGTCATAATTTTTTTCTTTACCGAGTGAAATAAATCCGTGTTTATAAAAAATGTCAATCATTTCTTTGTATTCAGGACGTGCAAAGCGTGCAGTCTTAGAAGTTTCTTTTAGAGTATTTCTCGCAGGGTCTAAATCAATAGCAATACCCCACGCCTGCTTTGACCAAGACGAACCACCTCGCATTTTACGAAAGTTAAAACATCCTCCGTAAAGGTCTATCCCTAACTCGACAAGGCGTTGATACCCGTAGACCTCTAAAAGTTCGTTAAACACGTTTAAAAACGCATCAGCAACTAACTTATGGCAACGCATCTTTGTTACCATTGTCTTGGTGTCCCACGCTATACGCATTGGGTAGGGTAGTTTGATTGTAGTTAGATACGTTCCTGTTTCGTTAGGTTGTCCGTATTTTGCTAAGGCTTGTGCGGTTGTTATCATTTGTCAAGTTTTTTGCGTTAATAAGTTGACATTAATTAACCCCGACAGCAGTACTATCGGGGGGTTCTCGGTGTTCACCTATGGCGCTCAGTCGAGTGGGGTGCTTTTAATTTTTTTACTCCATACAGTTAAACCTATTGCAGTAGCCGAATAAGTAAGTAGCCCGACAAATACAAATTCGTGAACTTTAAACGGCTTGAATAGTGGTATAATAGCGTAAAGAACCGCAATCCAAAACGACGTAAAAGCGGATAGTCTTTTAATTGACCATTTGCCGTTAGGCTTTAAAGTTTCGTTTATTAGTTCTTTTATCATTTGGCAATACGGCTAAAAGTTTTTCGGGTAGGTCTATTCGTGTTTTCGTAGCTTGTCTAAAACTCTGCTCTTTATAACAATCATACAATGCGGTCTCAACTTTGTTAAGTCGGTTGTCCGTGTGCCATAACCATAAGCAAAGAACGCCAGTAACGCCGTATTTTTTTACAAGGGTAACAAACTCAGTCATTGGATACTTGTTTTTTGCTTAGATAAATACGGAGCTTCTCTACATTGGTGTTTTTAGGGCTATATTTCAAACCCTTTGGTCTGTTCTTTTTCATATAAACCAAGAAGTGTAATTGTTAGTAGTGTCAGGGTACATATCTTGGTCAACGTTCTGATTGTACTCAGGGAATAAATCTTGGTTGAAAGACATATAACTGATGAAACGCTCCGTGTAGTGTTGAGCAATTTGACGTTCTTTCTCTAATAAGAAGTCTACTTCGTTTTTTTCTACGTTTTCAGCATTCTCCGAAGAGTGTTTGTAGACGCCTTTGTTAGCGATTGTGTAAGCTGCGAAAGGTAAATACTCAACCATTGACCAATGTATCAGCATAGGCTTCACGTATGTTTCTACAAGGCTTTGGTAATTACCTGTGAGCGTACCTGCGATAATATCCGCTTGTAGCTTCTCAAGTAGTTTCGTGCCTAAGTAGGTTTGTATGTGGATGTCCTGAGCAATCTTAACGAACTGAATGAACTTGTCAGTATCCACATTGCCGTTGACTGCCGTAAAACGAACTATATCGTCTCTTGTGATTAGTAGTGCCGTTGCCATTATTTCTTGCCGTAAATAGGGTTAGTAGGTAAAAAGCCATTGTAAGGCATATCAACTGGTCGTGTAGACACAAGTTTATCGTTCTTGATAGTGTACCCGAACTTCTCTGCTTTTGCACCTGCAATTTGTTTAGCTTTAGGAGAGTTAACATCAATGCCTACACCCTCAAAACTTGCATATACTTGTTTGTTCCAACGATGATGACAATTGCCACCTCCTTTAAACTTCCATACGTCATAGGTGGCAGCACCTTTAGCACCCCATCCTGCATTTACAGGTTGATTGCCCATTTGTAAAATGTCCTCTTTGCGATAAATCTTTCCTGCCGTCATCATTTTCTGACAGAACTGACGAGATTTAGAACTTGTCTCACCTGCGTAAACGTAGCGAGTAATAAACTTGATTCCGTCAATTACTTCGTCTTGCTCAGACTTTGCGTTAGGACGTGCAGAACCTGTAGTGACGAAGTTATATACTTTGGATAATAAGGTGCTTTTTGGCTCGTTAGAGAGCATTTCATTCTCTTGGTCATCTAAGTCATAGTCCACAGGATATTCGTCTATTAGAAGCCAATTCTCGTTAGGGGTTTCACCTAAGTCAATAAGTGCATCTGCAATCTCGTTGTCTAAGGCTTCGTGTTTACTTAACTCCGTGCCTGTTTCCTCAACAACCTGCTCTTCAGTCATAGCATTTTCCAAGTCTACGAACTCAAGCGGTTTAAGAGTCTTAAAGAATAGGTTAAGCGAGATGTTGTTAAAGGCTAACATCTTGTCAATAGCGTCAATGATTTCCTCTTGAAAAGGCTTAATCACCATATTATTGAAAAGGATAAACGAGTTCTCAAGTTCATCAGCATTAGACGAAAATCCGTTTGTAGAAGCAACTCCGAATAATAGCGGAGATGTTACGTTGTGTCCGAGCATAATCTTACGTAAACACTCTTCGCTTAAATATGTGTAGTGTTCAGGTGCGTCATTTAGTGGGATGTCCTCAACCGTAGTACGAGTATCCATATTGTCGTTGAAAGCTACGATTACTTTCTGACCTTTACTACCAGTCAACTTGCCAAGAACTTTTGCAGAGATGATTTCTTGTTGTTCTAATGTAGGTACTCCGTTGTTAAAGTTTACCACTTTAGTTCCTGAGAATCCGTTTTGAACCTCGTTGATTAGGTAGTCGGAGATTTCCTCTTCCAAAAGTGCGTAAGGTACTGCACCTTGATAGTCAGGATACGCATAATATTTCATTCCGACTGAATAAGGCTTTGAAAATAGGATTTCTACTTTCTCTCTACCGAATCCAAACGCAGGGAAGCGCTTAGGGACGTATTTTTTCACGTCTGACCAATCGTCCGAGTAGTAGTAACCTTCTATCTCTCCATCTTTATTGCATTTTTCAGCACGAATCAAATTAACAGGGATATGATAAGCCTTGAGAATCTTGTCGTGTTTGTCGTTGTAGTGTACTTGGATAGAGAATTGACCAAACAACTTGCGGTCTAAAGCAATCTTACGCAAACAATCTTTTGAAATCAAAGTCATCATTTGAGCGTACTCGTTAGGCTTTTTGTTAGCATCCGTAGCTGATAGTCCTTTTCCGTAGATAAGGCGTGAGATGTTGTTTATAATAGCGTTGTTTGTGGTGGAGTTCGTGTATCTATCAATCAAAAACTGATAATAACTGCCTCCGTCTGCACCATCATAATTTACCCAAGCATCTCTCTTACTCTCTTCGATTGTAGGAGCGGTGTAGGCAGATAGGTTTAATACGTGTATGTTACTCATAAACGATGTATGTATTTGCGGTTGTATTTGAAACGTACTCACCTGAGTTAACCGAGAAGTTTACTATGTTTTGGTCAGTACAAAAAATTCTGTCTTTGTAGACAATGTCAGTTCCTTGTTTTAGAACTAAGTCGTAAAAGTGTCCTTCGATTAAGTTAAAGGTTGCAGTAATCGTGTTTATGTAGTCTCCTTGCGTTGAACTGGTGATGGCTACGGTAACAGGTGTATTCGTTTGGTCATCCGTTAGAATCATCGTGTTAAATCCATCTCTTGGAATAAACGAAAACGTCTGCGGTGAATTTGATGTAGTTAGGACTATCATACTACTACAAGTCAAATGAGGCGATTTGTTGCCAAATAAAAAAGGGAGACCTAAGCCTCCCCTTCCACGCTATGAAAAAACGAATTAGACAGTAACGATATTCGCAACACCAAAAACATCACCTGCACCACCTGCAAGACCTGCCTCAGAAGAGCAGTCAAGAAGATTAGCATAAAGTTTTTCAGTTCCTACGAAAGTCAATGTGTAACCATTAAGGTCGCCCATTGCAGTACCATTAGATACGTTTGCAGTAGTGATTTCCATTCCGTGTTCTAAACCTGCAAGGAAGAATTGGTTGTTGCGGTTTTTAACAACGATGTGAGGACGTCCGTAAGCCATCAACTTAACATTTTTATGCGTTGTAGCATCTTGTTTTTTAAGGGTAACGGTAAGCGTTTGCTCAGCGAATGTAGTACCGTTCTCACGGCTTGAGTTATATACTTGGTCAAAAGAGTTAGTTCCTTTGAGTTCGTATTTGTATAGGTTAGTAACGTTAGTGATTGTGTCGATGGTATCAGTACCAGCTACATAAGTAACGTCAGCGGAAGAGAAGTCTCCGTAATTAATAAAGTAGATAGCATCAATACCACCTACCGCATCTTTACATACTTCTAAGCGACCATTTGCAACTTCACAAGACATATTTTTAGTTTTTAAATGTTATAAAAAAGGGAGGGACTTGCCCTCCCCTGTAGTTTAAGTTAAGCTAAGATTAGTTAGCAGAGTTTGTGATACCGTAAGTAACAACGTCAGATGCAAAACCGTATTTAGCGTCAGCAGTAAAGCGCATAACTACACGTACGTTTTGTGAACCATCAACATCAGCTAAGTCAATAACTTTAACTTCGTTCATATCGTTCAACAAACCTGTTGCGAAATAAAGGTTAGATTTTTGAGCAAGCAATGCAGTGTTAGAAGCAAGACCGTTAGCTAAGAAGATTTTTACACCATCAAAGTACAACTCACCAAGAACTTGGTTTGTACCTTTGTTGTCGTAACCGTTAGCACCTACACCTGCAGCAGCAAAACCACCCAATGCACGTACATAAGCACGGAAGATGTTATTAGATACATACAAAGTAAGGTCTTCTTTTCCGTAAAGAGCAGCAGGACAAGCGTCAACAATTTTACCAAGCTCTGCGATAACGTTACCTGCGTTAACACCACCACCAACTGCAGCAATTTCTTGAGCAGCAGGAAGAGAAGCATCGGTAGTCAATTGAGTCATAATACCTGCGAACTGACCTGCAGTTGCGTTAACACCTGACCAAATTGAAGTTTCCATACCTGCGGCAACTTTCTCAGCAGCGTGTGCGATAAGGAAGTCAGCGAAAGACTTAGGAAGAACGTCAAATGCAGAGTAACCCATTTGGATAGCATCCCAATCTGAACGGAAGTCAGACTTACAAAGTTGCAAGTTAACTTGGAAAGATTCAGGTTGAAGAATACGCTCTGTCAATGTGATAGTAGACGTAGGGTCGAAATCACAAGTAGCGTTTTTGATGATGTCATCAGTAGCAACACGCTTGATAACTTGCTTGTATTTGACGTTAGGCATAATAGTGATACCACCTTTGTCAAGGGTTGGAGCGGAAAGAAGGGCAGCAGCGATGTACTTGCCCGCAAATTCTCCCGCATAAGTTGTAGTGATGCTGGTTGTAGTCGGCATAATTAATTGATTTTAAGTTAGTTATTAAATATTGTTGAATTTTTCAAGGATTGAATCCATTGTAGAACGAGTGCGGTTCTTAGATAATTTGAACGCTTCTACTTTAGTTTCGTTTTCAGGGTTGAATGAAATAGGTTTAGGCTCTTCGCTCAATTCAACTGGTGCAACTTCTTCTGCAACTTCAGTTTTTGACAAAGCGATTTGTGCTTTTAACTCTTCGTTTTCTTTTTTAAGTGCTTCGATTTCGCTAAAGAAAGATTCCTTAGTTACTGATTCGATGATTTTCTTTGCAGTAGGTGCAGCAGGCTCTTGTGCCATTTCTTCTTCAGGCATTTTACCTGTTTCTACTTCTTCTTCTACTTCTACTTCTACTTCTGCTTCAGCAGCCTCACGAACATCAGCGATAACGCCTTCTTCGATAACTACCAAAATACGACCATCCTCAAGTTCATACTCACCTACAGGAAGTGCGATGCGTTGTTCGTCTTCAGTTAGGATAAACACAGGTTGACCTGCTTCGAATGATTCTGCTTCAAGCATAGATACACCATCCGAAAGGCGCATAGTTTCCAACTTCACTTCTAAACCTAAAAGTGTTCGGACTTTGTTTAAGATTGATTTTTCGTTCATAATTATATTGTTTTTGCTTTATCAACTAATGATTTAATTATTTTTGGGTCAGCAGTTGCAGCGATATTTAAATAATCTTTACCTTCTTTTGTTTCACTAAATCTTAATCCTACTTCCTGAGATTTTTTAACAATTTCAGAATATGCAGCGTCTAATTTTGTTAAACTTGATTGTGCTTTACTACCTGATTCAATAACTAATTTTTTAAAATCATTAAATTTGTTATAGTCACTATTAAAGTCTTTATAGTCAACATTAGCTTGATTTAATAATTTTTTAAAATCATCAATCATCGCAAGGTCTACCTTGTGAGAAGCAAGCTCAGTAGCCTCCTCTTTAAATAGTTTATTGTAAACTGATTTCATTGTGTTCATACTAATCTAATTTTCGGTGTTTATATTTGTTTT